CTTCGGCAAAAGCAGCAAAACCTGTTAAGACAAAAGCAGTAAGTAAAACTCAAGAAAGTGCAATTAAACTTCGTGCTCTTCTTGATAGAATGCTGCCTCAAGTAGTTCAAAGCAAAATGCAACAGCCTCGACTAGTATATAGAACAGGACGCTTCGCTCAATCAGTACGAACAGAAAATGTTGTAATTGGACCTAGAGGAGGAATTCATATAGACTATACTTATATGAAATACCCATACCAAACGTTCGAACCAGGATTTGCACAGGGCAGCGTATACAGAGACCCTAGATCCATTATTAAAGAAAGTATTCGTGAAATTGCTATCACCCTTGTTGGTGAGAAGTTTATGACAATTAGGAGAGTGTGATGGCAAATGCGTTAGCAAGAACTTATACAACACGAAGAAGAGCAATTGTACAAGCAATACGAGATTTATTTATTAATGAACTAAACGGGGCTCCGCCCTCTAGAGTAGCAGTCTCAAACGTTGATACTAAACTTACGTTTTGGGACCAAGTGACTGAATATCCTACTGTTCAAATTGGTGTAGGACAAGAAACACGAGAGTACGATGGAGGCGGGTTCCGCTTTAGGTTTTTAAGAGTAACAATTCGGTGTTACGTTCACGATACGGATGATGTGATTGAAGCACTAGAAGCGCTACTTGAAGATGTCGAAACAGTATTAGAAGATAATGATCCTTTGACATACTATGATTCGACTGGAGCATCTCAGTCTACCGCACAAACAACTATTTTGTCGGTTGATACAGATGAGGGCGTTTTGGAACCTCTAGGTGTGGGAGAGATCACAGCGGAGATCCGATACTAGAAAATAGCTTCGGCTCTTTTCGAGAAATAGGAGAAAAAGATGGCATTTTTCTTTAGTAGAGACACTAAGGTCTTTATGAAGTGGAGCTACGATGGCACAACTGCCAACACTGCACTTTTTGAAGTACCTGTGCTGGATGGCTTTTCATTCAGCCAAGGCACTAACAGCACAGAGGTGACTCTGAGCGAAGCTGCCGATACTAGTGGGAACTCCAAGCGTGGTCGAATCATGTTTAATGACTCTTTTGCACCCGCAGAGTGGAGCTTCTCGACTTATATGCGTCCGACCGTAGCTGGCGGAAGCGACAGTGCTGGCACGAGTGGTGCACACGCTGGAGCGGATGGTAACTATGCTGTTGAAGGCGCACTTTGGGCGGCCATGAGTGCCACCAACTACGATGATGCAACTTCTACAGATTTTGCAAATAATGCTGCAAGCCTTGAGCCGAATGTGTTTAACTTTGCAAATTCTAACAAAGTTACGCTTGGCGTATTTGATCTGTTCTTTGTTCTTGGTGCATCTAAGGAGTCTGGTACTACTTATACGACAGGAACGAACGGTGTTACAGTTTATAAGATTTCTGATTGTTCTGTGGGCTCTGCTTCTATTGATTTCGATATTGAAGGTATTGCTCAAATTGCATGGTCTGGACAAGGTAAAAAGATCACTGAAGTTGCAAGTCTGAATATTGCAGCTTCGGGTGAAGCAGCACTTGCTTGTGTTACCAGTGGGATTACTTCTACCTCTAACTATGTTAGACAGAAGCTGACTCAGCTTGGGATCATTTATGACTTCAGCGAAGTTTCTGGTTCCGCTAGCGGTAACAATATGGGTGATGACACTACTTATAGTGTTACGCTTACAGGTGGAAATATCACGATTGAAAACAGCCTTACATACCTTACGCCGGAAACACTCGGAAGTGTGAACCAGCCTCTTGGGCATGTAATGGGTACTCGTACAATTAGTGGTAACTTTACCTGCTATTTGAACGATGCGGCCAATGCTTCTGCTAGCCTCTTTGAAGATCTGCATGAAGCAACTGGTGTTATCACCAACAGCTTCAACCTGCGGTTCTACATCGGCGGTCAGACAGCTAGCTCGCCTCGTGTTGAAGTGAATGTGCCTCGGGCACACCTGGAAATGCCGACTCACTCGATTGATGATGTGATTTCGATTGACGTCAACTTCCATGGTCTACCGAGCGACATTGCTGCTTCTGGTTCTACTGGAGCAGACGAAGTTTCTGTAACTTACTTGGCCGATTCTACGGCATCTACAACACACGCAGCATAAGAAAACGGGCGGGCTCTCGGGTCCGCCCTACTTTCTAAAGGATTAATTTATGAGTGAAGAAGTAAAAGCGCCTGTTTCTTTGAAGAGTCTTATGACTCCCAGTAAAACTGTTGAGTTTGATTACCCAGAATTTCCTGATTTTAAAGTCAAGCTTTGTTTTCTTTCTAGAGAAGAATTAGTAAAACTTAGAAACAAGTGTGTATCACAAGTATTTAATAAAAAGACTAGACAGTTTGAAGAAAAACTTGATGAAGATAAGTTTCTTGTTAATTATACAGAAGCTGTTATCAAGGGTTGGACTGGTCTTAAATTTAAGTATCTAAAAAATATGCTTTTGATTTCTGACGTTGAAAATGAGGAGCAAGAGCTTCCTTACAGCCAAGAGAATGTTGAAACATTGATGAAAAACTCAAATGATTTTGATACTTGGGTGACCGAAATGGTAGGAAATCTAGAAAATTTTACGAACTCCAAGTAGAGAGAATTATTTCCCTACTTGAGAGAAAGTACAAAGAGAAAATCACATTAGACCAGTATTTAAGTATCTGTGAACAGACCCAACAAGAGCCTGACCCCGAAAGGATGCCTGTAGATGACAGTATATTTCCTTTTGAGGTACAACAGGCTCTTTTTGTCCATTCTCTTTTACCAGATAGATGGGATGGAATGAGCGGCAGTTATATGGGAAAAGATTGGGCTGCTTTACAAGGATTGCTA